TGTTTTTTAAGAGAATATATAGTATAATAGTATTGATGAGATACATTATACTATATGTCCTCTTTTTCGTTTAGTTACGAGAGAGGGGATTTTTTATTTTGCTTTTCTTATGATAATTTCTTTTTTATCTTGGCTATATTCTAATTCCACCTCTCTTTCTTCTTGGCTAATTCCCATATCATCTAAAATTGTTTTAGGAATTGATAATTTTGTATTTACATATCCTGAACCACTTTTTCCATATGATACTTTTAAAATTCTTTTGCTCATTTTATCCTCCTATTCCGTAACGTAATTATTATACAACATACGTTACGGAAAGTCAAGAACTTTTTTTAAAATTTAGTAAGTTTGATAAGAAGATATTATCTTGCTATAAATTTCTTCCATTTTTTCGGGCGAAATTCCATTTTTAACAGCTGTACGTATTTCAGCTTCTTTTTCTAATTCTTTCTTTTCTTTTTCTGTCATATCAGGTTTTAATAATTTTGAAGTTTTTAAAAGCATAACATATTCGATATAAATATCTTTTTCTTTGTCTGTTGGTATTTCACTTTTTGCTCCAAAATTGCTTTCTGTAACTCCGTCTTTTTTATTATAAATCAACATACCATGAGTTGCCCCGCTATCTAACTTCCAAAATTTTTTATCTCCATAAGCAAAAACGTATAATATGTCATAATCTTTTATATGATCCTTTGCTGCTTTAATCATAACTTCTTTTAGCGTTGGCTCGTTTATATTATCTTTAACTAATATAGCCAAATAACCTCTTTTACCATTTTCATTTTCACCATCTAGTTGATTTTTTAACACTTCATATTTTAAATCATCTTGAGAAACTTTATTTTCTTCCTCTTCACAAAATATGCCTAACACACAATTATTTTCTTTTTTCTTAGCCGATTCAGCTCGTTTCTTCTCTTTTTCAGCTTTCTTTTTAGCTTCCTTAGCCTCTTTATCTTTCTTTTTTAACTCTTCTTCTTTTTTTATTGCATTTTTTGTACTTTCGGGTACTGTTATCCCTACTAAAATAAATGCAAACAAACTACATAAAAATACAATCAAAGTCTTTTTCACTTCTTTTGATAACTCTTTTTTCTTGATTGCAAAAGAAAGCAGTTTGATTACCTGAAATATTAAAACTAAAAATAATACTGAAAACAAAATTATAAATATTGTCATAAATTCCTCCTAAAAATAATTTTATTATATTATACCTTATTTTTAAGAAAAACTAAAATTTTCTATACTCTCTCAAAAACGAATATTTTAGTTTCACAGTCATTATTCAATTGCCATTGTCCTGTTTTTTTACATAAAAAAATCACAGCTAAATTAATAACTGTGATTATTTCAAAAATTTAAAAACTTGGTACATTGATTTTTTTAACTTTTCTGTATCTTCTTCATCTAAGGTGTATCTTTTACTCCCATAAATTCTTCTTATGTCAATTTCCCTTATCTTCCTTATTTTTATAAAGGCTTTTTTGTAAGTAGGATTTTGCTGATATTTGGTACAATCTATAGTGAATCCACCTTTATATTTTTTACTTTTTTTCTTGCTAGTCATAGGTGCGACTAACAAAGTTTTGTCCTTATCAGACATTTTTGACAATATTAATCCGTAATGCTTACCTGATAATTCTCCGCCTTTATTTTTTTGAAAATCTACCAGATAAACTCCTAAAACTTCGTATTTCATAGCATCTCCTTTAAAAAAATTAGGCATATCATAAAGATACGCCTGCTGTAGTCCTTAACGAATAAGGCTCTGTTTATCCTAGGAAGTCTTATCCTTAACGAATAAGGCTTTCGACCTATCTCTATAATACTATTTTTAATACAAAAAGTCAACTATTTTTTATCACAGTTATTATATTTAATTGTCATTGTCCTATATAAATTTACTTCTTTTTCTTTGATTTGCTTACATTTTTACCTTTTTTGCTATTTTTCTTATCTCTAACTTTACCTTTTGTCCTTTTTTTATTACTTTTGCCTTTTCTGCCCTTGCCTTTAGATTTAGCTTGCTTTTCAGCTTCTTTTTTTCTTTGCTCCTCTTTTGTTTGTTCAATTGCATTTTGTTCTGCATTTTCCCTTGCTCCGAGCTTCATTGCGTTGATTTCGCAGGTGTAATCTCCAGTAATTTCATGTGTTACCTTGTCTATGACATACTTGCCTTCAAATTTTCCCCAGCTCTCATCAAGTTCAATTATCATTCCAGCCAAATATTTTGGGCTTCCGTCAACATTTAAAGTTATCTGGTATTCCTGTTTCAGATTTTCTTTTAATGTTTTTTTTGCAACTTTTTTAGCTGTGCTTTTTCCTTTTGTCTTGATTTTTAAAGTTTTTTCTTTTTTGCCCCTACTCTTTTTGTTATTCGCCTTGTTTTTCAGATTTTCTTTTGATTCTTTTAACGATTTTCCTTTTTTTCCACCAGTTTTATTATTATTTCCCTTTTTTTTCATACATTGTTTCACCTGTTATTTTTTCTTTGATTTAGCTTTTTTACTCTTATTTTTCTGTCCTTTATTGCTAGATTTCTTATTTTTAGAAATCTTATTGCCTTTTTTTGATGTTTTTTCTTTGTTTCCTGATGACTTGTTATCCGAACTCTCAGTTGTAAGTTGATTACGTTTTTCAAGTTCTTCTTTAGTAATAATTTCTTTTATGACCTTTTTCTTGTCAGGATCATAATATGAAACTTCAACTTTATCATAAATTTCCTTATTTTTCTTTTTCAAGCTGAAACTTCTGATTCTTTCATCTTTAACATTAAAAATTTCAATAGTTTCATTTTTTTCCATTTCCTCGTCATCAAAAATAATTATCTTATCGTCTGACACTTTCATATTCAGTCCAGTTTCCTTGACAACTCTATTAATAAAAGCCAAATCCGTTTCCTGATTTTGGTCAAGCCTTTCAAAAAATTCATTGTCTGCATATATTTCAGCATTCATTTCGTGCTTATTTACAATCTGTGTAACAAGCTCCTTCAAAGTGATTTTTTCCCAAGCGACACTATTTTTTTGGTCTCTAATATTCTGGTCTAACGGCAAGGCTAGGCATTTTAAATTAAGTTTGTTATTCTCAAAAGTTGGCTCATCCACATAAAACGTTCCCAAATCTAAAAAATTAGTTTCATTTCCTATTTCTTCGTGAATGCCGACAAGTAATTGAGCATTTTCATCAGGATACCACTCTTTCAGCCAGCGATAATCCAAGTTTTCAAGCTCCATTTCCAAGTCATCTATTGCATTTTTAGAATTGTCAGTGTAATTCAGAGATGAAATAGAGTGAGCTATCTCATCAGAAATGTCAACCTTGTTAAAAATTACTACAACTCTTATATTTCTAGCGAAAGCCACTTCTATTCACCTCTTTTCCAAGGCGGCAAACTTTCATCATCTTCAACTTCTTCAGAAATTTCAGGAATAATAATAGGAATATTGGCATCGAAAATAGCAATGTCAATCAATCTTAAATTATTTCTTATAAGGTCATGAAAATATCCTTCGCTTCCATAAACTTTAAAAGCTATCAAGTCCCAAGTGTCGCCCGAAACTGTTCTGTATACTTTTACTTTTGCCATTATCCGAATGCCGTCCTTTCTTTTTTGTTTCTAGCTTTTTCCAATGCTCTCATTACCGCTTTTTCAATTGCGTTAGTATCAGCATTTCCATTTACTGTTATACTGATATTGATATTATCTCCACCACTAGGACTTTCACTTCTAAGCCCTGAGATTTTTTCTTTCAAGCTGCTTACTCCAGCTCTGAGATTGCTTCTAGTTTCACGATTATTTAAAATCTGAGTACCACGTGGCAAGTTTAATAACATCTCATGTTCTGCTAAAAAAGCTGGTTTACCAGGCATTTTAATTAATTCAGCTCCACGTTCTGCTACTGTTGTAAGTCCTCCACTCCAGTAGTTAGTTCCTGCTGCATTTTTTCCAAAAAGTCCTCCTATACTTGCTGATATTGGATTGTTTGCAGCAAAACTTTTAATTTGACTCCATTTTTCCTTAAAGTAATTTACTACACCATTAATCGCACTTTTCAATCCAGCAGCAGCGGTGTCAAAAGCACTCTTAATGGCACTCCATACGCTTGTTCCTACTGATTTTATTGTATTCCAAGCACCAGTAAAAAATCCTTGTACTCCGCTAATTCCTGATTTCAACAATCCCCACAAAGTTGTTGCTGCGCTTTTGATAGCATTCCACGCAATTATCGCTGCTGATTTAATAGCATTCCAAATCATTCTAAAAAATGGTGCGAGAGGTCTAAAGATAGCTTTAAGTATAGCTACTCTCGCCATAATATTTGCAACAATATAAGCCCAAACAACAATAGCAACAACTTTAATCGCCATCCAAACTACCTTGAAAACCGCACCAAGCGTCATCACAATTCCTTTTATTACTGCAACTGCTCCTATAACTATAGTTTTTATAACATTAAATACAACCATTACGACTACCCTTATTGCAGTAAATGCAGCTTTCCAGAATGCAACTGTAATCTGTATCTGTGTTTTCATAACTATCAATGCGGCTATAACTACAGTTTTTATAATTGTACCTATAACAGTCAAGACAGGTTTTAAGGAATCAAACATAGGCTTCATTTTCCCTAATTCTTTCGATCCTGATGAAAATAATTGACTAAATCCATTTTTTATAGAATCAAATACTCCTTTAAAATGTGGAGCTATCTGTTTTACTCCATTATTAACTCCATTTCTGAACCAGTTCCATTTTGAATACATTAAAACGAATGCCGCTACCGCCGCCGCTCCTGCCGCAACATAAGGATTAGTAAGCATTGGTCCTAGTTTTGCCATCACTGGTCCTAGTTTATTAATAATTGGAAATGCTGTTTTAAGTCCGCCAGTAAAACTTCCAGCTATCTTAAATTTATCAAAAATTAACATTCCTTTCGATATTCCACTAAATAAAGGTGCAAGTCCTTTGGATAATCCGCCAATTCCGATTTTAAAAGCAGCTAATGCTGCAACACTTTTTAAAATATTGGCAGTCAATTGCGGATGTTTTTGGATAAATTGAGCAAATTTTGAAACAAGTGGTCCAAATGAATTAGCAACTTGTACTAAACTCGGACCCAAAGCTGAACCTAAATCGACTGCCATATTTACAATCCTGTTCTTTAAAGTCGAAAAAGCATTCCCCATCGTCTTTAGTCTTTGATTATATTCCTTGTCAACACTTCCTGATGTTTTTGCTATATCATGAGCATTTTTCATATTTTTACTAACTTCATCAATATGTTTTGCCAACTCAGATGCTGATTGAATAGATTCTTTACCAAACAAATCTTTAAGCGTTGCTGCCTGGACATCTTGCGGAAGTTTTTTAATTCTCTGAAAAACGTCAATTAATGTTCCTTCCCCATCTTTCGTCATTCTCTTAGCCACATCTTCTACATCTAATCCTAACGATTTAAAAGCTGCTGCTTGTTTTTTAGTTGCCGATGTTCCAGCCATTAATCCTAATGAGATATTTTTCAATCCAGTTGCTGCAACTTCTGACGGAACTCCAACCGATACTAAACTTGCTCCTAATGCTGCAACTCCTTCTTTAGAAATTCCAGCCATTCCACCAAGTCCAGCTACTCTACTTGAAATATCAGCAACTTCTGGTGCTGTAACAGCTACGGTATTCGCTAAGTAATTAATTACATCAGCATATTGCATTACTCCATTCTGATCCAAATTAAGCTGTGCTCTTGTTTTTGCCAAAAAGTTTCCTGCTGCTTCCGTATTCATATCAAAAGCTACTTTGATTTTAGCTGCGTCTTTAGCGTATCTTTCAAGTTCATCCGTCTTTATCCCTGCTTCAGCTCCTGCTCCTGCAATTTGAAACAGTTCTACTTGAGATAACGGACTGTTTTCACTAAAATTTCTCATAGCTTTATAAAATCCGTCTTCCATTTTTTTTGAGCTAAAATCAGCAACTTTTTTTAAATCCGCCTGAGCATTTTCTAAATCAACTGCCAATTTAACAGGAACAGCTAAAGCTCCTGCCATTCCCATACCTTGTGTTAGCTGTCTGTCTCCGAACTCTTTAAGTTTTCCGATATTTTCTTGTCTAGCTTCATATCTGCCTTGAGCGGCTTTTAATTTGTTCATTTTTTCAATTTCTTTTTCAACTTCCTGAACCTTGCTCCTGTAATTAGATAAGCTGGCACCTT